CATTCCAATCCATTTCGATAGCCTCACACAAGTTATAATATTGTGCAATAGTTACATCTGACCAATCTTTCGGTGTTGCTTTCATCTCTAATAAATATAAATAATTAGTAAGTGTACAAAGATTATCTTATGTGATAAACTCCGTTAAGTTTAAGTGATTTTAAAGATTGATAAGCAATAGCTGTACTCATAACACCATCATCATGGAAACCATTTGGCGCTGAATACTTTACTGACTTTGTTTTAGGATTATATTCATAGGTAAATAAGTCAAGTTCTTTTAATAACCAATCTTCAGTTAGATATTTTACTTCTTTGCTTTGGGTAGCAACTACTAACTGTTCTATTATATCCTGTTTACTTTTTGATGTAGTTACAAATGGTTCTATTAGATTAGGACTCTTTACCTTACTTTTAACCTGTTCAAATATTGGATCACCAACTCCATTAACCTCAACTAAAGTATGACAATTAAACTCATTTATTCTATTAACTACTTTATCAACTATATTAGACCATGTATCTTTATTCCACCTTTCAATATGATGCATCTCACCATTCTCATTAAATACCGATAAAACAGTATAATCGTCCGCTCTACCGATGTCTAATCCTGCATACATTCTGTTTGTTTTGTCTGACTTAGTAATTGTTATTAAGTCTATAAACAATCCACTGCCACCATCTACAAACTCTGCTAAATACTCTTGCCTAAAAACGTGCTCTGGAAGTGTGCTCCTTGCATCATCTATTTCGGATTTAGATATTATGGGATTCTCATAAGAAGATAAGTTAAAAGACTTATATAATGAATTTTGATTTGCTAAATTATAAATATGCCAAAAGTGATTCTTTCCCTTTGGTGTTGAAATTAATAAGACCTTTTTGCCACGAACTAAAACAGTTGCTCGAAGCACCTCATCCCAAGCACGTTTGTTTATAAATGCAAACTCATCGCATATAAGATAATCGAAAGTATTACCACGAATGTTATCGTAGTTCTCTGCAGAAAAGAATTGTATTGTGCTTCCAGTTCTATATTCAATAATTAAATCTGAATGGCTTGTTGCACTTCCGTATATCTCAGGACGTTTTGCAAATGCTTTATAAGTTTCTTTAAATACTTTTTTTGATTGCCTGAAGATAGGAGACACCCAACCGATTCTTATATTCTTATTATTCAATGCCCAATAAATCATTTGATTCGTTGCTAACATTGTTTTACCCCATTGCCTTCCTATTGCAAGAGTATAATATTTATAAGATTCATTATTGATACTATTGTGTATCTCCCTCTGCTTCGGATGTGGTGTGTATAATATCGCTTGTGCCAAAATCTGCTTTGAATTTCATATTACCTTTTAACTCAACTATATTCTGTTCAATATATCCTCTTTTTTTACCTTTGCACTTTAAATAGAACATTGTACTTAATGGATTCCCTTTTGCTATTTGTTTATGCAAATGGCTTTCTGCAAAGTCTAATGCTACATTCTCAATGTCTTTTATCTCTTTTCGGTACGTTTTATTCGTTTTAAGCCACTCATAATGTGTTGACCTTGCAATACCTACCTGCCTGCACGATGTTGTAACTATGCCGAGATTCTTCTCCATTGATTCAATCATTGCAAGTTGTTTTAAATCAAGCTCTTTTTTAGTGTTCGATTTTGTAGCCATTATATTTTAATTCCGTTTCTTTTTACTTCTAATGTTGGGTCTAACTTTTTCATTCGGTCAACGATAACTTGGCAATATTTAGGGTCTAACTCCATACCGTAGCATTTGCGTTTAAGTTGATGTGATGCTACCATTGTTGAGCCTCCACCTAAAAAGCAATCATAAATTAAATTATTTATTTTACTGCTATTATTTAAAGCTCTCTCTACAACTGGTATTGGTTTTTGTGTTAAGTGAAATTCATTCTGCCTATCTTTTGGAAATTCCCATACAGTCTTCTCATTTGTAGGACCGTACCAATTAATTGATTTTCCTTCTTTATGTCCATATATGCAAGGCTCATAATTTGGGATGTACTGACTCATGAATGCACCCGAACCACTTTTTACTTTGTACCAACAAATCACTGCTCTTACTTCAATAGGTGTATTCGAAAGTCCTATATAAGTTTCTTTTGATTTTCCTCCTGCATACCATATATAAAATGGAGAATTATCCTTTGAAAATATACAAGCGTTATTTATTGAGTCTTGAAATAAATTAGATAAATCTTCATTTTGAAACTTATCGCTTTCAATACCTTTTCTTTGTTTTTTATTATGCCCTCCTGTATAATTTACTCCATATGGGGGGTCTGTGAAAACCATATCAGCTTTCTCTCCATTCATTAACTTTGCCACTTGGTCGCTATCCGTACTGTCTCCACAAAGCAATCTATGTTCGCCTATCTCAAATAAATCGCCTAAAACAATATCGGTTTCTATTCCACCTTCCGGTACTGCAAAATCATCTTCCTCTGCTTCTAATTGCGTTTCAAAATCTAATGGCACATCTAATCCCCATTCCGCTAACTGCTCAACATCCCATTCGTTTGCAATCATATTCCAATCCCATTCCCCACCACTTGTATTATCTTTTATAAGAAATTCTCTTTGTTGCTCTTCAGTTAAATCAGTTATGATAATAGGTACTTCTTTTAATCCTGCTTCCTTACAAGCCTTATATCTCATATTTCCACCTAATATAATCATATCTTTATTGACTACTATTGGTCGAATATCTAACATCTCTGGAAAGTCCTTTATTGACTGAACTAACTTTTTAAACTTATCATCCTTAATTAATCTTGGATTATTAGGATTTACTTTTATATCAGATACTTTTGCTTTTTTTATCATATTAGTTTTCCTACTCCAGGTAATTGGTCTACAACATCTTTATTGTTGTCATAGTGAGTTGTTATCTTTAGACTTAAGACTTTCTTTACTTTTGATTGATTGCTTCCTGTAGCATAAACTCTATTTAAAGGTATGTTTAACTCTCTTGCTACCTTTTGCATTCCAATAACGGAGTTTCTTGCTGAGATAATATAAACAGGAATACCACTTGCTATTAATCTTTTTGCTTTGTTCTTACCAGCATCAGTTGAAAGAGTGCCATCGTAATCGAATGACACTTTTGTCTGTTCAACCATTGCCATCTTTTGATGTTCTGACCATTTAGAATGACAAATAGCAGCAGCTTGTGAACTGTCCATTGCTGTGCCATCATTTAATACTACTCCAATGCATCTGCTTATGAAGTCAGTTTCGTGTTCTCCTTTATTTGGTGTAGGCATCTAATTTAAGTTTCTTTTTAAGTTTAATATAAGCCATACCTCTTCTCAATAGGTTTGGTTCGCATTTTTTACATATAAAAGCTGAACAAGTCTCACACCATTCACATTCTTTTGGGATGATATCTCTATCAATCAATTCACACACTTTACAGATTGTTAGCATCGTATTGTTCTAATTCGTTTAATCGTTGAATCATACAAGCACTTTTGCATGAACTACATCCTAATTCATTAGGCTGAAGATATTTGATGAATAAGTTTTCTGCCCCTCCTACATACGTTCCATGTTTTACAAAATGTTCCAAAACATCTCTGAAACTATTTACAAAGTTATATTCTTCCTGTGTCATTGTTCGTTATTAAATATAAAAATTCTTAAAGTGTACACCTATAGACTAATTGTATAATCTCCGAATGTTTCTCCCACCCATTTAATTATATCAATTTCTTGACTTAATGCTGTTGCCCATGCCCCATCAGTTTGCACCTCTACTTTATATTTAAACAAATCAAATAAAGGTCTTACCTTATAATCCCCTAATCCTATTGGTTCAGTATCGTGAATGACTAAAATTCCTGTAGTATTCTTATATCTTTCAATAGTTATCTTTCTTTCTTCACCTGGTGATTGGTCAATAAAAATTACTGAAGCATCTTCATTGTCATTATAGACTTTACTCCAATCAGTTACTAACTCGCTTGTATGTAGTTTATTAAGTAATTTATCAAATTTAGAACGCCATTCTTCATTATAGTCAAATGATAATAGTCTTCTCTTATTCTTTTTGCTATATTCATTAAGCAAAGGAGTAGAACCAAAACCCATTCCTAATTCCAATATAGAACCTTCAGTAGATTCCATTGCTTTAAATAACAAAGGATAGTAAGCAAAGTCACCACCGGATGCACAGAATTTCTTTCTCATAATTTACCGTATATTTTTTCATAAACATTTAAAAACTTACTTAACTTATCAGGATGCTGTGAATTTATGTTATCACAATGACAATCTATTAACTCACCTTCGTGAATTGTCATATTGTCTGATCTATCCACTCTTCCTTTTGCAAAGTGACTTCCTGCTCTGAATCCTCTATCGACAAAAACTATTTCATCTTTTATTACGCTTAATCTTTTTGTTATCATATCCTGGTCAAAATCCCACCATACTTCCCATTGACTGCTGAATGGTTTTCCACTTTCTTCAGCATCTCTCTTTAAGTCATTGTAAGTATTCCCTGAAAGATTCATATATTTCATCCATTTGCTTGAACTCATACAAATATAACAGATTGGATATTGAGTTCTTCCTGTTAAGTCATGACCATAAACTGTTACATCCTCATCAAAAGGAATCCAATAGTTAGATAATGGAAGCATATCCATATCAGAAGTCATAATTAATGAATCACTTGGCAAATAGTTAGAAGCATATAATCTACCTGATTGAGCAATAGATTCACTTCTTACTCCTTCGATATTCGGCAAATGAAATACTAATGAGTTTGGATTAGATAATTTTAAATCCGAGATATTAACATCATCTGTAGCCATAACAACTAAATCCCATCCCAAACTATTCCAGGCCTTTTCAATATATGGAGCATAAAAATAGTAGTCAGGATTATTATTGGTACTTACAACAATATATTTTTTCATATTATTAAATTAAAATGATTTATCATTGATCCAATGGAACTCAATAGGATAGTCTTTTTCTATCTCATAAAGGCCTGCAAACTTATCTTTGTATTTAGATAAGAATTTATAAGTAGAAGTAGTGTAGAATCCTGCTGCACCAATATGCCCTGCTAATCCATTAGATTCTTTTAACTCAATAGGTAATCCCAATTCAATATTATGAGGACAATAACTTTCGTGTCCTCGTGTTGATTCACATAAGCAAGTATTATAGTCACTTAGATAGCTATTAGGCATTCCTTTGAAGTAGTGTTGAGTAATCGAATCAACACCATGCTGTGCAAACTTAGGATAAATGTATTGAGTAAGGAAGTCCTGGTCAGCTCCCTTCCGGTTAAAGTCAATATTTACTCCATTAAACATAGAGGACCATTCGTTCTGTCCTATTTTATCAATGAAGTATTTAGGAATAAATCCTATCATTCCTCCTAACATAGGTACATCATGACTAACACTATCAGTTATTGCGTGTGCTGATTTATCTCTATTCATCCAATACTTTACAGCTTGAGCCTCACGATATGTTGCTGGACTATCTAAATCTCTGCATAAAACATAATCCCACGTTCCTTCAAAACAAGGTTTTAATCTCCATAACATTGCCTTAGTCAATGGTTCAGATTCATTTACTCTGAAGTCAATCCACCCTCCATTCTTTAATGCATTGAATAAATTAAAATACTTTTCATAAACATTTTTATCTAACTCAATTAAGGTAGTCCATTCAGGAAATAACAACTTATTAAGTCTAATGTTAATCATCATTCCTCTTAAATAACTATTGAAGTTGAAACAGTTTTCTTTCTTTTCTTCCTCGTTACCAAATAAACTATATACTATTGCTCCCTTCATTTGTTTGTGATAAATTTATAATGATATAATACAGCATCGATATAATGCTCTGTCTTTATTAATCCACTT